AATCTGATAACTGACTCTGCAAGCAATGGATGGTGAACCCCACAAGCTCCGGGCCACGGCTCTGTGCGATCTTCTATCTTCAGTCCTAATAGATCCAGACCCTCGATGTAGGTATCTTCCCAATCTTTACGAGAAGATAGATCATCTTCGTATGCGCCAATAAGCTCTTGCGCCAAAGAGGTTAAATAGTCTTCTGCCAAGTATTCAGAAAGGTTTGCATCAAAGGGAGCATCATCTACGGATGGATCAGGATCGAAGTCTATTATCATCCCGCCATCTTCTGTCTCTATCGAAACTGAATCGGGATTCTCAATATCTACAACAACTTCATTGTCTTGTACTCTGTTCGCGATATCAGCCATCACTACAGGTTCCATTCTTTTATCTACTGCCATAGGTTATTCCTAATAATAGTTGGCTAATCTTCTAGGCGTTCTTTCTTCATATTCATCATGCTCTAGTGCGATGAATCCACCCTGTCTGAAACGAAGCAGTGCCTGAGTAGATGAGTCAACCAAGTCATCGTGATCTCCCACAGGAAAAGAAGCGAACTCCTCGATCACTTCTTCTGCCCATCTCTTTGGAGGACACCAGACAATTCCCGATGCGAAAAAGTCTGCAACTGCATTGACCCTTGAAACTTTATCATTCCCCCTTGATGGAGTGTACTCTGTTACAGGTATACCCATTGATCTTAATTCATGTATGAGTGGAGCACCAGCTGCTTTTGCTTCCACAATAAATGCATCTGGCTCCCATTCCTGATACATTTCAAGCGCACGTTTCTTCAGTGTGGGAAACTCCATTCGTTCTTTCAGCGCATCCAAAAGAATAATGTTGGGTGCTTGCATACCATTTGAATCATCTGCATAGAACACGCCCCATGTAGTACAGGCAGAATAGTCTGCCCTTTCATGTTTCATAAAGGCGGTATCCCAAGACTGAATAATAAAACTAACATAGGGCGGTTCCCGTTCTTCCCATGTCTGCCACCAATCCCGTTTAATAATTGCTGACTCTTCTGAAGTGGGGCTTTGCTGATACTGTGCTTCCCATTTAGATACAGGTAGTTCTGCTTTTAGTTTCTCTAGTTCTGCGATGGGCCAATACTCAGGCCATAGGGAATTGCCAGAAGGTAATATCGCGGGTAGTTCTATTACATCCCACTCATCTGATCCCTCACGTTGCATAGAGTCTCGCATGATCTGACCGCATAGATCTTTCTGGCTCCAGCGAGTCATAACAATAATAATAGCCCCACCGGGTTGTAGTCTCTGCCTTGGGCCAGAGCTAAACCATTCGTATGTAGAATCAAATACCTTTGGATCTGCCTGTTGACCCTGTTGTTCTGAGTGCGGGTCATCTATAATAAGCAGATCAGCACCACGACCAGTAACAGCACCGCCTACACCAACGGAGAAATACTCACCTCCACCGGATACATCGAAGCGACCTGCTGCTTTTGAGTCTTGGGTTAGTGTCGTTTCGGGGAATATATCTCCAAACTCCTCACTATTAATCAGATTACGCACCATACGACCAAACCTAACTGCAAGCTCGGCGGTGTGTGAGGCCATAATGATCTTCTTCTCAGGCATCTTGCCCATAATCCACGCTGGCAATAGCCAAGAAGTCAACTGAGACTTGCCCATACGAGGGGGCATATTAATCATTAACCGTTTACACTCACCATTAGCGACACGTTCAAAGGCTTTAGCCATCTTTCTATGGTGTCCACCCTCCATAAATGCGGGCCATACCCCTGCACAGAAAGAAAGAAAGGATTGTTGACACCTATCACGGGTAACAGACTTCTCTAATGTTGCCAACAACTCCAATACTTGCCGTCTTTTGCCAGAATCTAAGGTTGACAGCTTCTCTGGTGTCAATATCTTCTTTAGATTTGCCAGTTGAGTGTCAATATTTGTTTGTTCTTCCATAACTATTGTTGTCAAATCGTTTTTTTATTTAAAAAATTTTTCATATATGCCGTTTGTCAACAACAATTTGGGATTAAGGGGTAGGGGGGTATGATAATTAGGGGTGTTCGAGGATTAGAATTTGTATGTATATGTATGCGTGTGACTCCTGCGCTGCGTGTAGGCGTGTATGGGGGTGACACAGGCCACGATCCTGCGCATTCGTGGGACTCCAGCGCATTATGCACGCTAGTCCTGCGTATCATGCGAGAGCAAACCGTTTAAACGATCCAATATCTCCGTAGGAGAGTCGATCTTCTGCTCCACGATATGCGATTGCTCGACGTATAGGCGTGAAGCCTTGCCCCTGTGGTGCTCTGCCTGTATCGCTGCGCTGTATTGCCCAGCATCACGGGCGTCATCACGAAGCATCGCAAGCGAATCGAGGTGATCCTGTAAGGATACGGCCCTATTTTGCTCTAATTCCAACGATTTCTCCTGTATTAGCGAAGCTATCTCAGGTTTTTTAACCAACTCACTCCCCTTTTTGTCAGGATTACAGGTGAAACCTGCCATCTCGACACTCTGCCTATGCGTACGACCTTCCGCTACATAGCGAGCAAAGAGCCGTTCTCGGACATCCAGCATGGCGTTTAAACCCACCAAAACAAAAAAAGTTACCCATAGGGTAATCAACTCGATTTCAAAAAAATAGTTGACAGCCGTTTAAACTTGTGAGCTTGATAATTGGGCCAAGCGGCGATTGACCAGTTCAACGGTCTGCTTACAAAGCTTGGTCGGTTAGGTGTAGGCCACCTCTGCCCGATAGCAGTGTACATGACTTACGGCGGTCAGTACGGACAAAGGATGTCGGCTCTGTGGCGTAGCCAGAGATTAGGATGCTCATCTTTCCTAGCTCACTCAGGCCAATACAGAGGACACACGAAGCGAAGCTTGTACTGTATGTGTGAATCGTTTCGTAAGATGGTGTAACCATCCTAAGTGTCCAAGGTGAACAATATTATATATTGTTGCGCTTTCACGATAAAGGTGAGAGCACACTGATATGTAATATTCATTACATACTTTCGCAACTACTTAAGGAGGATTGCTATGCAATCATACAAGCTACGAGAGGATTGGCTGTCCAACGCAGTTGTTCTGCTAATCGATATGATCTTCATACTTGCCGGTATCCAACCGGAGCAGTGGGAGAATCGCAAGTACCGTGTATCCTGTGGGTTTCCCATCGGGTATCGCGGTTCCAAGACAGGCAAGGTCACACTCGGCCAAGCCTTTGATGCCTCTATCAGTGCCGATGGCACTATGGAAGTCTTCGTCAATCCACTAGTGGATGATCCGCTAGAGGTACTCCGCATCCTACTCCATGAACTTGTTCATGTTTGGTGCGGTATCGAGTGTGGTCATCGTGGGCAGTTTGCCATTATCGCTAAAGCGATTGGCTTCCTCGGCCCTATGACTCAGACCCCATTGTCACCCGATCTCAAGTCTAAACTTGAGGAGATCGCTGAGATCCTTGGTGACTACCCTCATGCATCTATCGATGCAAACCTACGCAAGAAGCAGGGTACTCGACTACTCAAGCTCTCTTGCACCAGCTGCGGTTTCACCGCAAGAGTCTCAGGCAAGTGGATCAGCCTCATCACGAGTGCTTCGCCCTGTCCTGTCTGTGAGTCACAGAGTCTAGCTACTGACTAGACTCACTTCGTTTAAACGCAACAAAGGAGAACATTTCATGTTCGATCATCTTAGCACATTGGGACACGCTCATCAAAGCCGTGTTCAACGGATCTACGATCAACTCGGCAACGATCCCTCACTCAAAGCTTGCGAAGCAAACAAGACGTTGCTGCGTCAATTAGCTACGCTGCACAAGGTTGGCACTGTCGCCTCACTCACGATGGAGGAGCTGCGAGCGGTTTACCTGTACGGCCCTACCATGAACAAGCCTGATCAAGCTACGCTTGATACAGACCAACTGAAGGCCATTGTGGATGAGGTTGACACCAAGCTTAACTCTAAGCTTGATGACATCCGAGCCGAGGTTGGTAAGACTATGCGAGTCGAGCACGTTATCAAGATCAACGACACTGAAGTTGACTTGGGCGAAGCCCACTTGCATGAGTGCTTCGACGATGTTCTTGATTGCTGCGCAATCAGGGAGAACGTGTACATGGTCGGCCCTGCTGGTAGTGGTAAGACCACTATCGCTAGTCAAGTCGCTCAAGCCCTTGGCTTGGACTTCTACTGCTACGGTGCGATATCGCAAGCTTTCGAGTTCCTCGGTTACTACGATGCCAACGGCAAGTATGTCGAGACAGACTTCTACCTAGCGTTTAAACACGGTGGCCTCGTCCTGATGGACGAGATGGACGCATCCAACCCCAATGCACTGCTGGCTCTCAACGCGGCGCTGGCTAACGATTTCGCAAGCTTCCCTTGCGGTGTCGTAGACAAGCATGAGGATTTCGTGGTGATCGCTTCAGCGAACACTTTCGGTCACGGTGCATCGGCTCAGTACGTTGGACGCAACCCGATGGATGCAGCTACGCTGGATCGGTTCTGCAATGTGCTGATGGGTTACGACTATGAGCTAGAGCGCAAGCTTGCTGGTAACGATGCATGGGTTGATCTGGTGCAAGCCATACGAGATGCGATTGCACATCACAAGATGCGCTATGTGGTAAGCCCAAGGGCTTCCATCAAGGGAGCACGATTGTTGTCCATCGGCAAAAACACCGACAAGGTTCTCGATCTGGTGATCTGGAACAAGGGATTCACTGAGACTGACAAGACCAAGATCATGGCAGACATTGACTACGGTCTCATAACTAAAGTTATCGACGCTAAGGAGCAAGCCAATGGGTGAGACAATACTGACATATGATGTCAGCTGGGATGAGTTCGTGGCTGACATGGAGCGCGAGGCCAACTCCTGTTGGGAGTATCCGTCGAGCATCGGTGGCAGTGAGAGCTTCACTGGATCGAAGAATTTCGATGAGGCGAAGCAGCACATGATCAACGGATGGGACAAGGGCCGGGACGCTATGGCAGCAGACATCGAGTTTGCCAAGGGCAAGGAGGATACGTTTAAACGTGAGACTTGGGAGTACAGCGTAGCTGGACAGCGTGCTTGCATCCCAAGCTACTGTGCCGGTGTCCCTGCTCACATGGTCTACATGGACGATCAGAGTGATCGCAACGCTGTTCCTATCGTCAAGATCTGGGTAGATGTGAACGCCAGTTTTGGTGTCGAGGCAGAGTCGATGATCCGCAAGGGTGCAGCTATCGTGGCTCTCGTGGATCAGATCGAGAGATCTGGGCAGCGTGTGGAGATAGTCGCCAAGTCCTACACCGAGATGCGCAGGAACAACATCTTGGATGTTAGCGTCATGGTCAAGGCTGCTGATGAGCCTATGGACATGGACAGGCTTGCCTATGCAGTCGCTCACCCATCTATGCTGCGACGATCACTCTTCAGAGTGACAGAGTTCATGATGGACTACGAAGTGGACGGGTATGGTCGGATCAATTCTGATATCGAGGTTCCGGCCAACACGATGTATATCCCGCCGATGTTCAGAGACAACGGGTATCGCACGATGGAAGATGCACTGGAGACAGTGCAGGGCCATTGGGATCGAATGGCAGCGCGGGGCGAAAGCTCCGATGCTGCATAGTTTAAACGCAACAAGGGAGATCAGTATGATCTGGATCTGACAAACGTAAACTCGCTGCCACGCATCACCTTGCATGATGTGTGGGTCATGGGTACAGCGTCTGATGCAGGGTGTCCTTGGCTTGCGGGGCCAAGGGCAAAAGACCACCGCATTTTTTTGAACCAACAGGAGTCTAACATGGTTAGAACTTACATAGGTAAGACCCTCGAAAAGCCATCTATCGATGAGCTAGAGGCATGGGGAGTTGATCTTGATCTCGCGAAAGAGGTCAACACGGCTATGATCGCTGGTGATATTAGCGAAGACCAAGAAGCTATGCTTCTTATGCGTTTCGTTAAAATCAAAATGGACAGAGCGTACTTGCGAGAGGCGTTACAAAAGTCCTAACTTGGGTGGGGGCTTCGGCCCCCTTCGTTTAAACGCAACAATGGAGGAAGCGTATGTTGATTGAGAGAAAGAGCATGGTGTCAGGCAAGGTTCACGCAATGGATTTGGATGTCACCCAAGACCAAATCGCTGCATGGAATTCGGGTATGTACATACAGGATGCGATGCCTCAACTGAGCGATGATGAGCGCGAGTTTATGATGACCGGCATCACGCCAGAGGAATGGGACGCAACCTTTGGCGAGGATCTTTAACCAACATCTCGATGCAATTAGTTGTTGACAGATGTTTTAAACTGGGTTACTATGGTAACTCATTCGCAACAGAGGGGGCTTGGCCCCCAAGGAGTTATGACTTGACACAGATAGATATCACAGGGCAGGACGGTAATGCGTTTGCATTACTTGGGTACGCAAAGAGATTTGCGAAGCAACTTGGGTTGGACGCTGACGCGATCATCAACGAGATGATGCAATGCGACTACGAGGAATTGCTCGACACCTTTGAGAATTACTTCGGGGATTTCGTTGAGTTGGTGGGGAGATATGACGATGGAGAGTAAAACGAACTTCAGCAACCTGCTGATAGAAAAAATAAAACTGTTAACCAGTTTAAACGACCATACTCAATCAGTCGCAGTTCTGGCAATGGAGTTGGGCGAGATGTTTATTCATCGAAAGCTGATGGAGATTTACAAGAACGTTAACGGCTTGCCATCCGTGAAGGCGGGGCGTGGGTACATCTTGCCCGAAGAGATCGAAGAGCGCGGGGAATATCTTGCGCATCTCCTGCTACGTGCTGACAAATTGTTCCACAACGCTAGTGATATAAGGGGTGCATTCTGATGGCGAAATTCTGGATAAAAGGCAAGCGCAAAAGAATATTGCACATAGAGATCATCGAGGACATCGAGGGAGATTTCTCGATCACGAAGGCTGAAGTGATGGACAAGACAGGGTGTCCGGCCAAGCAGGACGGTGACTCAACGATTTGGTACGAGTACGTCGAAGAAGCCGTCAAGTGGGGTGCGCATCAAAGCCACCCCGATATCGATGCGTTTAAACAAACAAAGGATTCCACTGTCAAGGAGCTTTCCAAATACGTGAAGCAGGATGTGGTGTGGGATGAAATAGAGGTTGATTGGGTTTGATTAGTAAGGGGGCAACAATGGCTAAGTTTAGAGATGAGGTTTGGAGTGAGCACTTTGGCACGCACTGGATCAAGGGCGAGGATGGGTTCGAGCAGATGAACATATCCGAGGATGATCTGATGAAAGCTCTGATGGATGATGTCGCATCCGACAAGTATGTGACGCGACCATGCTCAGAAGAGGAAGCGCGACAGTTCATCGAGAGTAAGAAACGTAATGTGACATGGCGCATTGATCTTTCCCACAAGCCAAGCAACAGCATCATCTATTACAAGGTGGTGGCGCAGGTGCTTGAGGTGGGTGATGGTGTCTGTTTAAACGAGCAGTTTAACGGCACT